CGAAAGCACAAGCCCGACTCATGCAAGCCGCAGCCCACTCTCGTGGATTTGCGAAAAAGGTGGGAATTCCGATGGCGACTGCCAAGGAATTCATGAGCAAGCAGAAGACCCCGTATGCCAAACTTCCGGCGAGGAAGAAGTGAAGCCAGTCTGGGACAAGCCTCGTCCTAAGAGTGCTGGCAAACCTGACCCGCTGTCGAAGAAACAGAAACGGTCAGCTAAAGCGATGGCTAAGTCTGCCGGTCGCCACTACCCGAATTTGGTGGACAACATGAGAGCGGCAAAGAAATGATCTGCCCTATCGCTACGCAGGACATCAAGGTCAATCTCAAGAACCGGGATTGGGCGTTCAAGAACGTTGGATACGGCCCTGCCAATCCGAACGATGAGAACGAGGAGTTCTGGACAGCTAAGGCAGACGAATGGCAGACTAGTCCAGATGATGCCAAAGAGATGCGCTGCGGAAACTGTGCAGCGTTTATCCAGACTCCAGAGATGCTTTCCTGCATTGAGAAGGGGATTGGCGATGAGCCTGGGAACTATTCCGCTGACATCATGGCAGTTGCTGGGCTAGGCTATTGCGAGCTTTTCGAGTTCAAGTGTGCTGCTGACCGTACCTGTTCTGCTTGGCTAGTAGGTGGTCCAATCAAGCAGCGTATGACTCAACGGCAGCGTCAAATTCTAATGATGGCAAAGCAGGAATATCGAGATGACAGCAGCATGGACAAGGAAGGCCGGGAAGAATCCTAAAGGCGGGTTGAACGAGGCTGGGCGCAAGTCTTACGAGCGAGCCAACCCCGGTTCCGACCTAAAGCCTCCGGTAAAGTCAGGCGACAACCCTAGACGAGCATCGTTTCTGGCGAGGATGGGCAATATGCCTGGGCCGGAGCGGAAGGACGGTAAGCCGACTCGTCTGCTGTTATCCCTGCAAGCCTGGGGCGCATCCAGCAAGGCCGATGCGAGAGCAAAGGCAAAAGCGATCAGTGCCAGAAACAAGAAATAAACTGCAAGACAATATAAAGCGCATGACCCAATAGGAGTGCGTATGCAAGTAGAGCAAATCAGCATTGAGACGCTGATACCTTACGTCAACAACGCCAGAACCCACTCGGACGCGCAGGTTGCACAGATTGCAGCGTCAATCAAAGAGTTTGGGTTCAACAATCCTGTCCTGATAGCCGACGACAACAGCATCATTGCTGGTCACGGCAGGGTGATGGCTGCTCGTAAGCTAGGCAAGGACACAGTTCCCGCGGTAAGGTTGTCGCATCTTACGGAGATGCAGCGCAAGGCTTACATTTTGGCCGACAACAAGCTGGCGCTGAACGCTGATTGGGACAACAACTTACTGGCGATTGAGCTTGCCGACCTGAAAGACTTAGGGTTTGACACAGAACTGACCGGATTCTCAGCCGATGAGATTGCCGCGCTGATGCCGGTAGAGTTGACGGAAGGGCTGACGGACGAGGATGAAGTTCCAGAGGTTCCGGTTGATCCGGTTACGAAGCTGGGGGATGTGTGGCTGCTGGGCAAGCATCGGTTGATGTGCGGGGACTCCACTAGCATTGAGGCGCTCGAGGAATTATGCCAAGGTCAGTCTGTTGATATGTGGCTGACTGATCCGCCATACAACCTTGATATGACCGCAAAGAATGAGATGCTGAAAAAGGCTGGTAAAGCCAGAAAAGATGCGGCTACATTCGGCATCAAGAATGACGCAATGAGCGATGGAGAATTTAGGCAGTTTTTGCGAGACGCTTACGTTGCCGCAGATACCGTGATGAAGCCAGGCGCTGTGTTTTACATTTGGCATGCTGACTCGGAAGGGTATAACTTTAGGGGCGCGGCTCAAGATGCTGGATGGAAGGTGCGCCAGTGTTTGATTTGGAAAAAAAGTGTTTTCGCTATTGGTCGGATGGATTACCACTGGAAGCACGAACCATGTCTTTACGGATGGAAGGATGGTGCTGGACACCTGTGGGCAGCAGATCGAAAGCAAACAACAATCCTAGAATTTGATAGACCGTCTCGAAACGCAGAACACCCGACGATGAAGCCGGTGGCGTTGTTTGAGTACCAGCTGCTCAACAACACAAAGGGCGGCGATATCGTGCTTGACTCGTTCGGCGGCTCTGGCACGACCATGATAGCTGCCGAGAAGAACGGGCGCGTGTCACGATTGATGGAACTTGACCCAAAGTACTGCGACGTAATCATTAAACGCTGGCAAGACTTCACCGGCAAGACCGCGACGCTTGAGGAAACTGGCGAGTCATTTAATGAACTTTCGGACATAAAAAATGCAAGGCAAGCGGCATAAACCGTCAGATGAGGATCGTCGGCTAGTCAAGACGCTCTCCGCTGTCGGGGTCCGTTATGTTGATATTGCCGACAAACTAGAGATCGACCACGACACGCTGACAAAGCATTACAAGCATGAGCTAATGGAAGGGAGAGTGGAGGCTAACGCAGCCATCGCTCAGACGTTATTCCAGCAGGCAAAGGCCGGGAACACCGCGGCGATGATCTTCTGGTTAAAGACTAGAGCAGGGTGGCGCGAGCATAATGTGGTTGAACACGCAAACTCTGAAGGCGAACCGCTTAAAATGGCAGTGACATGGGCGTCCGAGAAATCGTAATCCCTTACGCTCCGCGGGATCCACAGCTTGAGATCCATCAGGCGATGGAGGATCACCGCTTCACGGTGGTAGTGGCTCATCGTCGTTTAGGCAAGACTGTCTCAGCCATCAACCAGTTGGTAAAGTCTGCGGTGATGTGCCAGAAGGAGCGCCCACGATTCGCTTACATTGCGCCAACCTATGCACAGAGCAAACGCATTGCCTGGGACTACCTGCTCCACTACACGCGTCCGCTGGGAGCCACACCAAACATTTCAGAGCTTCGTGTTGACTTCTGGGATCGCAGGATCGGTCTGTACGGCTCCGACAATCCCGACTCTTTACGCGGGAGTTACTTTGACGGAGTTGTACTGGACGAGGTGGGGGATCAGAATCCCAAAATCTGGAACGAAGTAATCCGACCTGCCCTAGCCGACCGTCAAGGCTGGGCAATGTTTATCGGCACACCTAAAGGCCAGAATCACTTCTACGACCTGCGGAACAGGGCACAGGGTGAACCTGGGTGGAAGTTGCTCGAGTTCCGAGCCAGTCAGACGAAGATCATTGCTCAGTCAGAACTAGACGATGCGCTGCGAGAGATGGGGCGCGACAAGTACGACCAAGAGTTTGAGTGCTCATTCCACGCTGCTATCGAGGGGGCTTATTATGGGCAGATTCTTAACCAGATGGAGGGAGAAGGTCGATTCTGTGCTATCAGCCGGGATGACCTTTGCAAAACGATTGCTGCGTGGGATCTGGGGATTGGTGACTCGACTTCGATCTGGATTGCACAAGTCCACGGACAAGAAGTCAGACTCCTAGACTACATTGAGAACCACGGGGTTGGGTTGGATTGGTACGTCCGGGAACTGCGAAACAGAGGCTGGCACAAGGCCGAGCACATCGTCCCGCACGACGTACAGGTCAGAGAACTAGGCTCAGGAAAGTCGCGGCTGGAGGTCTTGCAGCAGGCCGACCTCAGCTGCACGATTGCGCCACGGTTATCGGTGGATGACGGTATCCAAGCTGTCCGCAGACTTTTACCCCGCTGCTGGTTCAACATCCCGCAAACGAGCGAAGGGTTGAACTGCCTGCGGAACTACCGCCGGACTTTCGACGAAAAGCAGAAAGTCTTTTATGATAGACCCTTACACGATTGGTCTAGCCACGGATCGGACGCTTTCAGGTATCTTGCTGTCGGTCTAAACGAAACGTCATCCTGGTCGAAACCGATAAACGTTAATACAAGGTGGGTGGTCTAATGCTGATGCCACAGGGATTTGTCGTCAAGAAACGCGAGTTCGAGGAACTACAACGTAGAGTCGCGGAATTGGAAAAGAAACTCGCTGAACTGGAAACAAAAGAGCCAGAGAAGCGGAAATACTTTCGGCGCGAGGTGGTAAATGGATAACGGGCGACTCACTGGCATTCTGCAAGCAGAGATCGACGATGCTATCGGGATGCTGGACAGCGAGACCACGGAAGAACGAGCCGAGGCTCTGAACTACTACCTTCGCAACCCATACGGCAACGAGCAAGAGGGTCGCAGCC